CCTATTTTAATGAAGTTTGTTCCAGATGATGGAAACTGTGATGCATCATTTAATGTAATACTAGTTGCAGCTGCAGATATGTCTGAAGATAAAACTGTTGTAAAAGCTCCTACTTCTTGTCCACCCCAAGATCCAAGAGACCAACCAAAACCTTGTGATTGCACGTCAGGACCTACGCGATAGTAGTGTCTAACTCTAATACCACCAGAGGTTGTTGCACCAGATCCTGTTTCTGCGGATGGCATTGTAATAGTGATTGTATTTGATGCAGGCACTGTTGTTGCCATAAATCTTATATCATCAAAATCTGATGCACCAAAGTTTGAACCTGTGATAGATGAAAAGTTATCTAATAAAACAATGTCACCGGCCTGTATACCATGATCACCAGAAAAGTTTATTGTAACGACCGCTGATCCGTTAGTCGTAGTAAATGCATTTGATAAAGTGTTTGTAGATTTAATAGGATGTATATCGTAGAACACACCGCCTGAATAAGCATACAAAATTCTGTTTGATCCTATAATAGAATATTTTCGACCTGCACTATTAGTAAATTGATGCAGTGCCCTAGCTGCTCCTGTAATATTATCTGCGCCTAATTGTTTCCAACCTCCTATCTTCTCAGGTGTAGAATACCTAAAACGGACATTATCACAGTCTATCCACTGACCTTCCGCAGCTGTTGCAGTAACTTGTTTATTTATACCAGGTTGAAACCCTATCTTTTGTAGCATAGATCTCCAGATTATATTAGATTGCGTTGATATTCAACGTTATTTGGGAATGCCCAACATAGGTCTTTTATCATACAAATTAGACTTTGCAAACTGTCCATCTGCATGATTATAGTGCAAAAATACTTGACCACAAAGCTTGCCCTCAAAAGGCTTTCTCCAGTGTTCTAACTCACATCCAGAATACATTAACATATCTCCAGGCTCTAGTGTGATTTCAACACCTGGAGGGGCTCCAGGCTTATGTATGTTCTTATACTCGTCTATGACGTTGTTAGACCCCGTAGGATCGATAAATATGGGCCATGGATCTCCACCTAAATTTAGTGTAGTCGATATCTCACAGCTTGGCCTGTCTTTATGTCTTTTTAGCTCAGAGCCCGTTTGATAAACTCTAGCATAAGAATATGTTGGAATAAGATCCATTCCCGTCTTCTGCTTCATAACAGGTAATACTTTCATAAGAAGAGTCTCCATAACAAAATCTCCATATATAGAATATGCTCCTGGAACTTGTGGATCATCCCATCTTCCAAGTATAGGACTTTCTGCTGTTATATTATTATCATACATAAAGGAGACAGCATCTCTTTTAAGTAAAAAATAATTGTAACAAAAGTTTGCTAACTCGTAAGATACTGCTTTTTTTATAACTTTATATTTAAAAGAGTCCATGTTGTGTAAAATTAAAGCTTACCGATATTCTTGTTTCATCTGATTGATTAAGGTCAACAAGATGTTCTAGCCATGCTGGAAACATAATAACTCTATTTTCAACAGGTTCCACATGTAACTCTTTCCATAGATGCTCAGGCAAAGGTACATTTTTTTGATTTGGAAAAATATATTTTGGTCCAGATCTAGGATCATTAAATTTTATTTGACCAGAGTTTTTAGGAACTTTAACATAGTAGGCACCACTAAAGAAACTATTCGCATGAACATGGTTTCTGTTAAAGCTATCTTTATAATTTATATTAGCCCACATGTTTCCTAAATGGGGTTTGTTAGTTAAAAATTCTTCTTTATAAATATCTTCTTGCATTTTATATAATTCATCTACCAAAGGTTTAAACACAGGTATGGTGTGCATATTAGTTTTACTATGCCAACCTTTTACATTAGTTTTTTGTATACCTGGATCTTTTTGAGACCATTCCATAATCGCTTTTTCAAAAAGCTTAATGTCTAAGTTTAAATCTTTTGCATAAATTATAGTAGGAAAAAAAGCTGCTTTCATCATTTGAACGGTTCTCCTCCAAACCACATGACTAATGATTTTCTAGTTCCTCTTGTCACTGGAATAACTCTGTGATTTACAAAACTTGCAAAGAATATGGCGTGGCCTTGTTTAGGTGATTTAATATTACCTGGCTTTTGTATTTCTAAACCACCACCTTCAAATTCATTATCCGCTGATAAAATTAAACTCATAGATATTTTTCTAACAGGAGGTTCCTTAGACATGTTAGTATCTAAATCCATGTGCCAATTATAAAAACCGCCTTCAGGATATTCTGTGTACTGAGCTTGTTCATTTATTTCCATATTTTCAAAACCAAAATGTCTTTTGTTTGTTATGTACAAAGTTTCTTCTAACCTATGGTACATGGGCTTTGCATCAGGATGATTAAAAGGAATCCAGCTAATATGTGATATTCTTGTTTTAGTATCAACAGTTCCTCCCTGTCCTCCACCAACCTCCGCTTGAATAGGTGGCAAAGATCTTCCAAGTCTACTTATAATATTACATTCTTCTGGAGTAAATATTGGTGTTGTCGTTTCAACAATGTATGATTTCCAGTGTGGTTCTTTTTTAATCATGAGTTCTGTTCTCGTACATTAGTTTTAAAAAATCTGATTTATTTACTGGGTGATTTCTCCAACAGAAAACATTTAACAACTGAAAAAATTTTGTTTCGTGTCCATCTTTACCTACATAACATAACGTTGATTCATATTTATTTTTAAAATATTCATATCTGTGAGTGCCACTTCTAATGGTAATTTCATTTCGATCTAAAACTATTGGACACAACAATCCATTTTTTTCTAGATCTGGATTAATTTCTTTTACAAATTTGTTAATTGTTGGAAATAAAGTTTTCATATCTTTGAATTTTATTTCTTTTAATCTGTCTTTAAATATTTGATAATAGGGTTTTAAAATCACTTTACCCCTCTATTCAGAACTGGATTATAATCAACATCACAGTTTGCAGCTAAAGTTCTTCTTGTTTGACCTGTAGAGTTAAAAGGATATACGGAATGTCTTAGGTCATAAGGGAAAACATAAAAGTCTCTAACCTTTATGTCAGGTGTAAAATCAACATTAGCAAATTGTCCATTAACATTACCTATTATTTGTAACGCTCCATTTAATGGAGATTTTTCAGATGAATATTCTTTTCCATAGTGTGAGGGTAAGGTTAGAATCATAACAGAAGATAGGCCTGTGAACAAATCTCCTTGGTGAACGTGAATGGGGTTGTATTCATTATCTTTCATTTCATTAACCCATATTGAGGTAACTTTTAACCGATATCTTTCTATTTTATTTGCTTTTAAATAAACTTTAAAAACACTGTAAAACCATTCTATTACATTGTTAGGTAACGTTTTGTGTTTGATCATTTTATCACTTTCAACTCCGTCATAATATAATGAGTGTTCATTTTCAATTTTACCAATTAATTGTTTATTGGCTTTATGTAATTTGTTAAAATTTTTTTCGTAAACCTGATTAATGGTGGTAAAGATATCTAAAGGCACTTCAAATTTTAAAATAGATTGCCCTAACCAAATACATTTAAATTTCATTTTTATTCTGGCTTTTTATAAAAAGTTTCTTTATTAGGTATTTCTTTTTTCTTTTCATGTCCTAGCTCATTATCTTTCTTAACTCTTTTAATTGTTTCCATTTGACCAACCACATTAAATACTTCAGGTTGCGAGGACCCCTCTGTCAAAGTTTTAACTTTATTTTCCATAATTCTTTTATACGACTCTAATTGATGTGTGTTAACATTTTTATTATCAAAACTTCCATCATCAAATTCTTTTTTAAGTTTAGACCACATTTTTAATTCTCTCATTCTATCTTTAGCAACTAATTCAGAACTAGCTTGATGATATATTTTTTCATCAAGATCAATTTGATATAATTCTTTTTTATACTCGTTTGTCTCCTCTTCAACTTTCTTTTTAAGTCTTTTTATCTTAGCTGCGGTTCTTCTGTACTCAAAAGATAAAGCCATTAAATTTTCTAAAAAAACGTTTTGTTCTCTAACACATTGCCAATACTTTGCTGCTTTTGTTGGATATTTTAAATCTTGTAATACTGATATTCTAGC